AGGTTAATCATTAAATCTTCACCAGCGTTACGTATAGCATAACGTGGTCCAGCCAAAGTAAGGAATGACCAAGCGTTAGTCATATCATCTACCCATTTGCTGTTACCAAAACCAATCATCTTTTGAATGATTGTGCTACGTGCAGCAGCTCTGTCAATATCAACAAGGCTAGGTGCTGTTGTAAATGAGTTCATCTCAGATGGAAGAACTGGATATTCAGCATAGTCATCTACGCGAGATACAGAAAACTTTGTTTGGCCTTTGCCACGTAAACGTCGAACAATAATCTGTCCAGACTTAGTAGCATCTAATCCACGAAATTCTGCAATTGTATTCCAGAGACCGTAGAATATTTCCTTACGACGGCCTACTTCATCAGTGCCACCAAAAGTCTTAGCCAATAGGCGTGACTCACGTGAAGGCATAATC